GTTCGAGCCCTAGCGGCGGGGCTACCTGGGATGTTTACCGCCCCACCAACTGGGCTGCTCTGGCCTGTAAGCGTTAAAGCTTGGCTCCTTGCTTTGCGTCTATCGCCTGAAGCCTTTAAACGCCTGTCAAAATCATCTAAACCTTCTTTGTTGTTTCGCTTAATGCGTTGGAGCAACTCATCTTGCTTTTCGCCTTCTATTTTTGCGGCCTCTAAAACAGCGTCTATTTTTTCATTGCGTAACTTTCTGATGAAACTTCTTTCAATGTTAAACAGTTCGTCTTGGTATTTTTTTAGTGCCGCGAATTCTTCTTGGTTGGCTTTGCTTTTTAGTGCAGCTTCCTTTGCAATATCTTCTGCGCGTCTGGTGCGGTTTTGTTTTTCAAAACGCTTGTCTGCAAGTTCCTCTGCGCGGCGCGTAGATTTTTTGCCCGTAATGCTTGAACTGATTGTTTCACCGCGTGCTTCTGCGGCTAAAGCTTTTACTTCGTTAGCGCCACGAACCAGTGCTTCCTGAGCGTCTACCTGCTTGGCTTTTTCTTGTGCGGTTTTCCTATTTAAAGCAAGCAACGCCTCCTGAAGTTTTATGTCATCTTCTTGTACGGCCCTGAGCCTTGCAACACGGCCCCCTACTGCGGAGCTTTGGCCCACTAAAGATTGATCTGTCCCAAAGGTAGAAGCTGCGCCCGGAAATATAGGACTTAGGTACTGGGTGGTACGTGCTGATCTAGCTGGTAGGGGAGAAAATAAAGCTGTGCTAGAAGCTGCACCTGGGCCTATAGGGCCTGGGAACTGAGTCCTTTCCCTTATCCCCGCAGAAGCTAGCCTAGCTTTTCTCTCATTTTCTGCTACCTCAGCAAGCAACTGGGCACGTTCTCGTAAACCCGCGTTTAAATTTCGGGTTGCTGTAAGGTAATCAACTGCTGCTACTGTTGCTTCTTCAGTTCCTAAAGCAACGTCATTAAATGATTGAGCAGCTTTGCCTAACTGCCGGTTTAAGTTTGATACAGACCTTGAAATACCCTCAGCATTATCACTAAAATTCTTTAAAAACTTGTTTAACTGATCTACAGCCAGAGCAGTCGAATCTAATTTTCCCTGAAAGCTGGAGAGCTGACTGGCGCCTTTTACTGCTATCTCAATTTCAGCTCTGTATGCCACGATCCACAGCTGGTACGTCGTTTTCTATTCTAGGCCCAGAATAGGTTACCTTCGGCGGCGAGCTTTTTCCATTTCCTTCTCTTGGTCCTCGTTCAATATTTGGAAATAGGCGCTCCAGCCACTTAGCTCTTCGGCTGTCATTGTGGTGCGGACTTCGGTCAAGCTCATGCCAAGCTCCTTGGCCACGCCAAACTGCAGCATGAGCCAGTTGTCTTTACGAAGTTCCGCGCTTAGGAGTTTGGGTCCATTGGCTCTTCATCGTCTTGAAGAACAGCAAGCATCAAAGATTGCAGGTCCCTGTCCTTCACCTCGTTCTTTAAAACGTCGATTTCACCAGCTGAAAACAAACGCTTACCGTTTTCATCTTGGGCCTTAGACAGCAGTAGTTGCAGTGCGAACGCGCCAGCGTCGTCGGACTTTGCTTGCTTTTGGGCGCGTTCTCGTTCCGCCATTGTCATAGGCGTTACCCACATCTCAAATACTGAGCCATCGGAAATCTCGACTTCGCGTTTTACTGGCTGCAGGTTTGCCGCTTTACGCAGGCGGTCGATTGGGCGAAGTGTCCCAGCCATAAATACTACATTGACTTAAAGTCAATCTAGCGTAGCGCAATAAAAAACCCCGGTTTTTGCCGGGGTTTTCTTACTTAATAAGTTTTAAGTTATGCGGTTGCGCTGAGGTCAAACACTGGCGTGCTGGATGGCCTGAAGTTTACAGCCACTGATTGGGCATCATCAGGGTTGACATTCATGCTTGCAGAAGTAAGCACTGCGTCAAACTCGATCGAGCTACTAAGGGTGTTACTTACAGTGCCACCGCTGAACACCTCGTTGGTGTAAAGCTTAAAACCTGCACCTGTTTGATTGCGCTGGAGAACGTCATCTATAATGCGATTGCCCAAAGAAGCGTCGTTATCGGTCATGTAGATTGTTGCGCTTCCCGTGCCATCGCCGAAGCCGGAGATGTAAGTGCGGAAAGGCACGTACTGGCCAGGGGTTTGGCCGATGCTTGTAACGTCAAGCTCTGCCCTAGTAATCTCGAAATTCCAGTCCCTTACTTGACCGATGACCGTGTAGGAGTCATAAGCAACCTGGAAGGCATTTGGAGATACAGCTGTGCCGTCATCTGACAGCGTTACGGCAGAACCGCCATCGGTTGCCGAAACCTGAAGTGCTCCAGTTGCAGCGTCGTAGCTACTGACGTAAAAGGTTGTGGCGGCTGAAAGACCACTTGGAAGTGTTCCACTGCCAGCCAAGTGCGTTGTAGTATTTACAACGCTGAATTGCACTGGGTCACCTACCTTGAAGTTCAGATAGGTTTTTACGGTGATCGTGTCAGTACCTACATTTACGTCTGTTTCGGCAAACGTATCTGTAGTACCGGCAGGTTTGTAGTAGAGGGCACCTGAAGTGCCGGACAGAACGGTGGTGGCCATTGGTACGCCAAAAATTAAAGGTCTCTGCGGGCACTGCCCGGCTTATTACAGGTTAGCGCCTATTTAAGTCAGTACAGTTGCTACATAGCCGGTGTCAATGCGGCCCATAAAATGTGGTGATTCTTCAGTAGCTGAAAAAATTGGGCCGTTTATTTCACCCAATTTTACGAATACACCTGTAGTAGCTTTGGCCGTGTCGTTAATAGTCTCTAATACGTTCACAGCAGTTGTTACCAATTCTTGATTGCGGGCCGGACCACGCCCCTTTTCTGTAAACAAACGGATCACTAACGCTCCACGGGCATTATCTAAGCTAGAGGTGAGTGTTGGTTCGTTGGTTAAACCGAACGTGATGTTGATGCGGACATACTCGGTGGTTGTGTTTGGTGGAACTGCAGTGATGTTGTCGAAGTACACCGGCACTGCAGGGGACAGGTTGTTAAACGCCGTCAGTAACGGGTTCTCCATTGATGCCCGGATCGCTTGGTAGTTCATCGCAATTCCTTAAACAAGTCGTCCACTTCAATTCTGACGGCGCGGTCCAGTTTGCCCCCTTCTACGTAGCTAGCGAACCAGTCAAGATCGGCAGTGGCGCTGGACTCACTGTCTGGGTTACCCCCGCCGACATAGCCCCGGTAGGAAGGTTGCTGGCGACCGCCGTCACCTTCACGAAATTTGCTCCGGCCCAGCTGGGTTTGTGGAAAGGGCTCACCCGGAGGTCGGATAAACGCGCTTTCAACTAAATCAGTTGCCTCTGCTGCGTATTCCGCAAAATTTGAAATAGTAAAGACAACTTTGTCCTTTGTAAGCAGGCTTTTTACTACTTGGGGGCCTGTTACAGCGGGCGTAAATATGGACCTTGGTTCGCCAGCTTGACCATCACCCTTAGAACTGCCTACACCGCCTAAGGGGCTTTCAATCTGCCAAGAATTTGAAAATTTACCGCTCCAGCTGGGGCCTTCCTGCTGCAGTTCACGGACTGTGCGTTCTGCAGCAGCTTTTGGACCGTTAAATACCGTAGTCGCAGCTACCCGGTCCAGTTCTTTCAAAAGTTTAAATAGACCGTTCTTAGCCATTATTGTGGCCTCACGATCAGGGTGTGGTACACCGGGTTGTCACCACGATAGGTCAAGATGTTGATGATCTTGGCTTCGCGGGTTTCGCCTGCCTGTGGATACTGCACACGATCCGCTTCTGTTGGGTAATAATCGCCAAGCTCTGCCGTACCAATCAAGATCTTTACGTCCGTGGTTTGGTACAAGCCTTCGTATTCGCGGGGTGTAAGGCGGCTGATGATGCCCTTTACCGTCACAGTGACGTCCGCTCCAGTCACAGCCCCTGTGGTGGGGTCGTAGGCGCGGGGTGTAGTGGTCTTGATGTACGTGATGTCCTGGCCCCAGTCATTAAAGATTTGGGCTGGAATCGGCGAAAACGTGTCGTCTATTCTTGACATTTCATCCTCTAACAACGCGCACTTGATAACCCCCAGAACCGCCCAAGGTGAAGGCTCCAAGGTAGGACTGCATTCT